ACCTGATGATGTGTCAAGATATTCATTAGCGTTGTATTATTTTACTGATGAAGAAGTAAAACAAGGACATAGCGTCATATTCTATAAGGATGAAGACTTAGGAATAACAAAAAACAATAACAATATTTTTAAATAGAAAAACGAAACACAAACAAAAATTAAAACTATGAAAGAGCAAGACAGCACTAAGATGGAATTTTTGCTTACCTTAAACGACAACATCGTCGTTCAAAGATTCTTTAATGTAAGAGGGTATAACCCGAAAGCTAAAAACTCAGTTGAGTTGTATGAATACATTAAAGGACTCAAAGAAGAGCTTGACTATTATCTTAAGATGAAGACGGTTATCTACATGATGGATAACAAAGAATCGATTATTCATGACCCAAAGATTATGGAGACTTCATTCACTGAAGGACCTGAAATTTTCAACCTCTATGTAAAGGTTGGAGAACAGACAATTTGTCAGAGAATTTTTGATGGAAAAAAGTTTCCGCCGAAAGTTCGTTATACGGTTGACGTAAGACCATTTTTGAAAGATGTTCTTCGCGAATTGACTGACATTTTTTCAAACAATGAATTAAGTTACGATTATTTGGAATTTGATTTAAGTAAGTAAGTATTTAATAATATAGAGGGGTAAGTTACAATTTATGAATAAGAATTTCGATTATTTAGGCAATCAGTTTCAGATACAATTATTAAACCAAATCATAGAGGACAAGGAATTTTCTTCATCTATAATGGATGTAATTGAATCTTCATACTTTGATAACAAGTATTTCAAAATCATCATTCAGATGATTAAAGAATATTTCAAGAAATATGAATCAACTCCCAACTTTGATACATTAGAGCAGATTGTTAAGTCTGAGGTTTCTCAGGAACTCGTTGCTAAAATTGTTTTAGATACCCTCAAACAAGTTAAAGAAGCTCCATTCGAAGGAACAGTATTTGTTCAAGAGAAGGCTTTGAAATTCTGTAAACAACAAGAGTTACAGAAGGCTATGGATAGGGCACAGAAAATCATCACTGAAGGTGACTTCGAATCTTATGACAAAGTCGAGGGATTAGTTAGAGAAGCTTTACAGGTAGGTCAAACAGACAAAGGAACATCAGATATCTTTACAGGATTAGAAACCGTGTTAGATGAAGACTATCGTCATCCTATTCCAATGGGTATTCCAGGTATTGACAAACTACTTAAGGGTGGTTTGGCTAAAGGTGAGATTGGAGTTATCTTAGCACCAACAGGTGTTGGTAAGACTACAATCCTAACAAAGATAGCGAATACCGCGTTCAATATGGGATACAACGTTCTCCAAGTATTTTTTGAAGACAACCCGAAGATTGTTCAAAGAAAACACTTTACGATATGGACTGGTATTGAACCCGATAATCTTGCAAACCACAAAGAAGAGGTTATGTCTAAGATTACCGAGATTCAAGAAACAATGAAAAACAAATTGGTCCTTAAGAAACTTGCGTCAGATACTATGACCATGAATCAACTTAAGAATCAAGTTAGAAAAATGATTGCAGACGGAAACAAAATTGATTTAATTTTGTTGGATTATATTGATTGTGTTCTACCTGAATCAAGTGCGAAAGACGAATGGAAAGCCGAAGGTTCTGTAATGAGAGGGTTCGAGGCAATGTGTCACGAATTGAATCTTGTTGGATGGACTGCCACACAAGGTAATAGGTCTTCAATTTCCTCTGAAGTTGTAACGACTGACCAAATGGGTGGGTCGATTAAAAAGGCTCAGGTTGGTCACGTAATCATCACTGTTGCAAAAACACTTCAGCAAAAGGAAATGAACTTGGCGACAATCGCTATCACAAAATCCCGTCTTGGTAAGGACGGTGTTGTTTTTGAAAACTGTAAATTCAATAATGAATTGTTAGAGATTGATACTGAATCATCAGTAACATTCTTAGGTTTTGAAGAACAACAAGAAGAAAGAAAAAGAGATAGAGTTAAGGAGCTTCTTGAAAAAAGAAAAGAAAGAGAAGCGCAGCAAAAAACAACTTAATTAAATATCTACTTTTTTCAAAAAAAACTTATTTTTTTTATCAAAATTAATGGTCAGTTATATGCCGACCACATATTTATCATTAAAATCAACGATTTTTTGATAAAAAAACTACATTTAAAATTTAAACAATGGACATTTCAAACAGGATTTTATCGGAGATTACAGTGTATATGAAATACGCTAAGTATATTCCAGAACTAAAGAGAAGAGAGACATGGCAAGAACTTGTCACAAGAAACATGGATATGCACATCAAGCAGTATCCAGAAATCGAAAAGGAGATTAGAGAGAATTACATGTATGTTTACAGAAAGCAAGTATTACCCTCAATGAGGTCAATGCAGTTCGCAGGTAAACCAATTGAAATTTCACCTAACAGAATTTACAATTGTGCCTTTGCACCGATTGATGATTGGAGAGTATTCTCTGAAATCATGTTCTTACTTTTGGGTGGAACAGGTGTAGGTTATTCAGTTCAGAAACATCACGTTGATGTTTTACCTGAAATTAGAAAACCAAATAAAGAAAGAGGAAGAAGATGGTTGGTTGCTGACTCAATCGAAGGATGGGCTGACGCTGTTAAAGTGTTGGTTAAATCATATTTCTTCGGTGGTTCAAAAATTGAATTTGATTTTTCAGACATTAGACCTAAAGGAGCAAGACTTGTTACTTCAGGAGGTAAAGCACCTGGTGCTCAACCACTTAAAGAATGTCTTATCAAATTGGAAGGTATTCTTGATTCAAAAGAAAATGGTGAAAAACTAAGACCAATTGAAGTTCATGATATTGTTTGTCATATTGCAGACGCAGTATTGGCTGGTGGTATCAGAAGAGCGGCACTTATCTCATTATTCTCAGCGACTGATGAAGAAATGATTGGTTGTAAAAGTGGGGCATGGTGGGAAACAAATCCACAAAGAGGTAGAGCTAATAACTCAGCAGTTTTAATGAGACACAAAATCACCAAAGACTACTTCATGGATTTATGGAAGAGAATTGAAGCAAGTGGAGCGGGTGAACCTGGTATCTACTTATCAAACGATAAAGATTGGGGAACAAACCCTTGTTGTGAAATTGCATTAAGACCATTCCAATTCTGTAACCTTACAGAGGTTAACGTATCTAACGTTGCATCTCAAGAAGATTATGAAGATAGAGTTAGAGCGGCTTCTTTCATCGGAACATTACAGGCGGGATACACAGACTTCCACTACCTAAGACCAATTTGGCAAAGAACCACTGAAAAAGATGCGTTAATTGGAATTTCAATGACAGGTATCGGTTCAGGTGCGGTTTTAGGTTTGAATATGAAATCTGCTGCTAAGGTAGTTAAAGAAGAAAACAAAAGAGTTGCTGAGTTAATAAAGATTAATCCTTCTGCAAGAACAACAACAGTTAAACCTGCGGGAACAACATCTTTAACATTAGGAACATCTTCAGGTATCCACGCTTGGCATAATGATTATTATATCAGAAGAGTTAGAGTTGGAAAGAATGAAGCAATTTATTCACACTTGAAGACTAATCACCCTGAATTAGTTGAAGATGAATACTTTAGACCACACGACACAGCGGTTATTGGAATTCCACAAAAAGCACCTGAGGGGTCAATCTTAAGAAACGAATCACCGATTCAATTATTGGAAAGAGTGAAGAAAGTTCAACAAGAGTGGATTAAACCAGGTCATAGAAATGGAAACAACGCACATAACGTATCGGCAACCATCTCAATTAGAGAACATGAGTGGCCGGCAGTTGGTGAGTGGATGTGGGATAACAAAGAAGCATATAATGGATTATCAGTTCTTCCTTATGACGGAGGAACGTATATTCAAGCACCATTTGAAGACTGCACCAAAGAAAAGTATGAGGAATTAATGGAAACACTTAAAGATGTTGATTTATCCAAAATTATTGAAATGGATGATGATACTGATTTGAGAGGTGAAGCGGCTTGTGCTGGAGGAGCATGTGAAATTACATTAGTATAAAATGGAATCACAAAATATAAAAAGGGAGAAGCCAAAACTTCTCCCTTCTCATTTTTATGAAGAAAATGGTAGAACGGTATTCACTGAGGAATATCATGTAGAGAGAGGATATTGTTGTGGGAATGGGTGCAGGCATTGTCCGTTTGAACCTAAGGCTCAAAAAGGAAATATCTATTTAAGAAAAAAATAATCCAAGTATATTTATCTCATATGGCAGATGGAACTACATATGGTATAAATTTCCCATTTCAGGATTCAACACGAGGTGATTATTTACAACTAACCGAGTTTCAAAGACAAGAGGTTAGAGCGGATTTAATTCATCTATTGTTGACAAGAAAAGGTTCAAGATATTATCTCCCTGATTTTGGGACAAGACTTTACGAATATGTCTTTGAACCTTTTGATGGATTAACATTCAGTGCGATTGAAGCGGACATTAGAGATTCAATTCAAAGATACATGCCAAACTTGTTAGTTAATAAAATAACTATCGAACCTGCGGATGTCGCAAATGAAACAGACACTCAAGCAAATACAACAAGTGTTGGTGATGCTAAAATGTATGACATATATAGATTACCTGGTAAAGGGACTGCAGACTACACTGCAAAAATTAAAATAGATTACGCAACAAACTCACAAACATTTAGTGAGAGTGATTTTATAATTATCAATATTTAAGATAGATGGCAAATCGTAAAATATCATATACTACAAGAGATTATCAAGGTGTAAGAGCTGAACTTATCAACTATGTTAGAACGTATTATCCTGAATTAATTCAAGATTTTAACGATGCATCTGTATTCTCAGTATTCTTAGACTTAAACGCCGCTATTTCAGATAATTTAAATTATCAAATTGATAGAAGTATACAGGAAACTGTTCTTCAATATGCACAACAAAAGTCTTCAATTTATAACATTGCCAGAACATATGGTTTAAAGATACCAGGTCAAAGACCATCAGTTGCTTTAGTAGATTTTTCAATAACAGTTCCAGCTTTCGGTGATAAAGAAGATGAAAGATACCTGGGAACTTTGTTAAGAGGTTCACAAGTTGTTGGTGCGGGTATTGTTTTTGAAAACGTAAACGACATTGATTTTACATCACCATATAACTCAGAAGGTTTTCCTAATAGATTAAAAATACCTAACTTCAATGCTAACGGTGTTCTTGTAAATTATACAATAACTAAAAGAGAAGTTGTTGTTAACGGTATCACCAAAGTATTCAAGAGAGTTATCACACCTAACGATGTTAAGCCATTCTTTGAATTGTTTTTACCTGAGAAAAATGTTTTGGGTATAACAAGTGTTCTTCTAAAGAACGGGACACAATATACTAACATTCCAACTACTGCTGAATTTATTGGAATAGAAAACAGATGGTATGAAGTTGATGCTTTAGCAGAAGACAGAGTATTCATCGAAGACCCAACTAAAGTTTCTGACCAACCTGGTATTAAAGTTGGTAGATATATTCAGACACAAAACAGATTCATCACAGAATTTACACCTGAAGGATTCAAAAAAATGACTTTTGGTGGTGGAACAAACACCGCTCAAGACGCCTTAGACCAATTCACTACAGTTGGTGCAACATTGGACCTTCAAAAATATTCAAACAATTTATCTTTAGGTTCAGCATTAACACCAAACTCAACATTGTTTGTTCAATACAGAGTTGGTGGTGGTTTGGCAACTAACTTGGGAACTAATATTATCAATCAGGTAGGAACCGTAAACTTCTTTGTTAATGGTCCTTCGGAGTCAACCAACTCAGCTGTTGTTAACTCATTAAGATGTAACAACGTTACTGCTGCAATTGGAGGGGCTGGTGTTCCTTCACTTGAAGAGATAAGAAATTATGTATCATTCAACTTCGCAGCACAAAAAAGAGCTGTTACAGTTCAAGATTATGAATCAATCTTGAGAAACATGCCTTCACAATACGGAGCACCTGCAAAAGTATCAATCACAGAAAATGATAATAAAATTTTGATTCAAATATTATCTTATGATACTTCAGGAAAACTTACAAGTATTGTTTCTAACACTTTGAGACAAAATATTGCAAATTATCTTTCTAACTATAGAATGATGAACGATTATATTTCAATATTAAGTGCTGAAGT